AAGGTAACGAAGATAAATTGAAGCGTCTCACGACGCAGAAAATTTTCTTTGTGTTTTAGTGAGGAGACCTAGTTTCTAGGTACCGAATCCATCCGGTATAGTCCATCTGGACGTCTCTCCTCGCGCTACGATGTAACCACCTAACCTTCGGATTTTGGAGAATAGTGGACGACTACGGACTTGTCGAGCAGGCTTTTTGAGCTTGCAAGATAGTTCGTGGTTAAACCATGACAGTTTATGGTCGTCAATATCAGAGACTGCAGACGAGCGTTTAAGCCAATTTGCATATCTGATATCATCCGAAACGGACCGTTTAGTGCGATAGTTAAATCGCAAGAAACGGTACGTAAGGACACCGTGATCCAATCTTTTTACAAGTGAAATATTAAACTTGTAATTAGACAGAAGCCTATCTATATCATTATAATATAGGAGGCCAGAATCGTCGGGAAGGAACGGAGGGACAATCTTAAATTCAAGATTGAACCGACCGAAGATTGAAGACATAGCTCGAAAGAAGTTCTGGTAATAAACATAATTAAGAGTGCCGAAATACGATATGTATTTCTTTAAAACACTATTAAAGATTATGTAAAGCCAGGGCTCTAACGAACTTAGTCGACAATTGGTTGGTGCCTTAAGAAAATAAGGCCTAACGTCGAAGCCAGCGAGGTAATCACCCCCACATGACTCTCTGAACGACTCAGTTCCATAGAAGGATTTCTCCTTATTAACTATGAAGCCGAACGACTCGCAAACCTCAATAAAATCTGAGGCGATAGGAGTCGGCACTATACAATCATCTCCAAAGACTGAGCAAAGCATTTTATCCTCGTAGTTCACGAGGAGTGCATTGTTTTCAGTCATGGAGAGTCTTGTAGCGTGCGCCAAAGTCCAGAATACGAGCGTCTCAAGCGGAAATGTCACCGCATTACCCATGGTACTTGACATATTGAGGGAGATTTGATCACCATTCACGGTCATCTCATCGCACCTTAATGCACTAAAGTACCAGAACCACTTAGGAGGCAAAAGCCACTCAAGTAGCCCCATGGACACACAATCCGATGCAGAGGAAAAGTCAATAGTGGCTTCTAAGCCACTAATTGAAGCTTCCATTGCTCTCTTCTTGTGAGTCTCGGGCAGAGTTGCAACGTCAAGGCCAACACGTTTCATACGCTTATACATCATTTCCATTAGTCCTTGCTGGAGAAACATATTTCCAGTAGGTTCTATGGCAATCATGCGGCGTATCGTGTTGTCCTTATCGACTGTCGTAGCCCGTGAACCTTTCTCAATCAGATATTTCTCGCCCAATGGGTGAATGCTGTTAAAAGTATCAACAGCTTGCTTTGTAGAAGAATCAAAGCTTAAATATCTGTCAAAGATCGGTTTCGCGCTTTTCGTAATAGTCAGAGGATATGTGAATTTTGCTTCCATGGAAGTGTCGGTATACTTGACACCAATGGAAGATCCCGAAGAGTGTTTACACTCCCGGAAAAATTCATCCTCTGTAAAGTTGGACAGAGTTGAATACATGAGGGCTCGCGCCCTCAGAAGGATATTATCCTTCCTGCATCCTTTCCTTGAAACATGTGAACCAACTGGCGGCAAATCAATGCTGACAAATTTGGACATATGCTCATTGACATCTAAAAATTTCTTAAACGTCTTTGAAACAAGGTGGCTCTGATCAACAAGCGGAGAAGCATACTTCTTTAGAAGCTGTTTTCCCTGCTTATCTATAACGAACTTTAAAGCGCGCTCTTCAACTTCGTGCTCAGCAGTGAAGTTAGAGAGATCACGGTAAATAGCCTGACTTATCGTCGTTACGAGTTCGTCAGGATTGAAAGTCTTATTAGACTTTCGCACGTACTGGTTCTTTGACATAAGAATAACTCCAAAATGATCAAAGAGGCAAGAAAACAAACGAGAAGCACGACCTGTATAGGAAGTGAAAAACGTTTGATATACTTAAGCA